TGATACGCATGTGGTTTACCTTTAAGTTTTTTAGATATTGATTCTCTATGTTCATTAGATATTATTTTACCGGCATGAACTGTTTTATTACGCTCCGAAACATCAGGTCGTTTTCCTTGGTTTTTACCTACCATAGTTTCACTACGTCTTATATTAGACTCTAAACTATTTTTACCTGATTTATTATCGGATGTCGTTAATCTACAATTAAGTCCATTCTTACTCAGCACTTCATAAAATTCTTGATAATAACGTTCTCTTGTATTCAATTCAGCTGCATTACATTCTTCTAATATTTCAAATATATGATTTTCTGGTTGGTATTTTTTTAAGGAACGAAATAATTTGAATTGAGATTGGCAGTTTCGCATACAATTATATTCACCGATTCTTTTTTCTATATCAATCGATTGCCCTATGTACACTTTTCCATTAGGATTGGTTACTTTATATATACCTATCATACATATAAGTATTCAAATAAGAAAGAATCATAAAAATTAAACTTTTGAATAATCCAATCCCCATGTGGCATGCGTGGGAAATCCAAATATTTCGAGGGTCGATTTAATACGTTTTGCTGCAGCTATATCATCATCTATTGAAAATTCAAATAAAAATGAATCATAAACATATAGGATAGGTAATGGAAGTTTTTCTGCGTGTAATCTATGTATAATTTCTATGTTTTTTTCCGTTTCCGTGGCCTGTAATAAATAGTTGAAAACTTTTTGAGCATTGTGATTTTCTATCCATGCCAACCAAATTTTCCTACCTTTTCCGGTGGTCACATATCCATCAATTAATGCTTGTTTATACATTTGTTGAATAAATTTATCTACCTCGTCAAAAAATGGAATTTCTCGTACATCATCAGTCACCCCTCCGTATAGAATTTGAAATGTAATTGCCTTACTTTCATCATACCCACATCCATATTGGTCTGCCAACCATTGGTGACCCGAAGTTTGTGGAAGTCCGGTAAATCCAATCATATCTGCAATCAATCTTACGTGATATGCATCGTAGTCAAATTGTAGAAACATGGTGTTTTCTCTTGGTACGAATATCTCACGTGTACCGTCTTTTTTGTTCAATGCACCATAGTTTACACCACCGTGTCTATTGGATGGACGAGACGTGGCTGTATATGGGTTATATTCCGTATATACTTTGTTGCCGGACAGCTGTTTAACTGACTGTGGAAACCTATCAATAAATTTTTCTGTAACGACACTAATTCCGATTTGTTCAATTCTCGATAAAACGGGAATCATAGTATTATTAATCCAAGTATCTGTAAAAGGATTTACTAACGTTTCTGAAATAGGTTGGGTGAACCCTTGTAATACCTCAATCCACTTCATTATAGAGATACTTTTACCCAATTCATCACGTAACCCCAAACGAGTATAAAAGTTCGTTAGAACCTCTAATTTATCATTTAAATCTAATAGTTCATGAGTTGTGAAAAATGTTTCTGCTTGTATATCATATGTATTCTTTATACCGAGATTTGTCTGCATCAACCCTTTTTTGTTCCAAACTTTTTTCGGTTGCGTTGATTGTGATAAATCCAATTCTAACTTTTCACAATCATTGTGATTATATGGTAAAATATAATCCATAATATAATCACCGCCATCCATTGGTTCATCACGAAATCTCACATATAAAAATGAAATTTCATTGTTCATTGGATGTTTTTCCAGATCACACCAAATTGGAACTATTAGACACGGTTCGGTGTTCCAATAATCCAAAAATATAGATTTATCTTTTTCGGTTTCTAAAATCATAGATTGTATTTCTACAAATATACGAAAAATTATCGAAATAAACTAATTTATTCGGTTATTTTTTCGTCCCCAACCAATTTGCGTAATTCATTCCAAGTTGGTTTCGTACCTTTTTTTACAAATAGTTCTACTCCACCATCATCGTAATTATAGTATAATCTGGGTACTTGGTTTTTTGGGTCGAATCCAAGATATACACTATCAAATTCTGCACCATCCATAATAAAATGGTCTACCGATGATGAATGCACATGATACGGTTCATCTATTAAGGTAGTGAGTAAGAATTTTACTAAATCATACCAATCTTTTACAAAATCACCACTTTCAAATTTCGTGATATTATCATCGAAATCATGAATTTCTACTGATTTATAAGTTTTTGGGTTTGGTTCTTCGTAGTTTATTGTTGTGAATGACATATGTTTTTATTTTCTTAATTTTTTCCAATTTTCAAATAATTCAGTTGATAAATATTCTTTTCGTAAATGATATTCAATAATTTCTTCCACATCATTTTTGAAAACTATATCTAATATTTTGTTAATCTCATCATAATTATTAGTGTTTTTATCTAATAATGGTATTACAATGGACATAATAAATTCGCCACTACGTTTTCTACGAACTTGCATTAATTTATTAGTATTGCTAAGATATTCGTTTATTTTTTGTAATTTCATAATTTATGTTTTAATCTGTTATTAATTCTATTGCCCAAAAAATCAATCCAACGAATACTGCTGTACTTACATATAATATCGTTGCGAATAAAAATCCAACACACAATCCCATAATTGTATAAAATATCAATGCAAGTAATCCTAAAATTCCGTAACCTAATAATTTTCTCATAATTAGTTTTATTTTATTCGTTTATAAATTATTTAATTCTTCTTCGGCTGCTTGTTGAGCTTCCCAACGAGTGTTCCATTTTTGGTTTCCTTCTTTATCAATAACATCCATTTTACCGATTTTTGCGTAATAGTGAGTACCACCATCCCATTTTTTAATTTTAATATCAGCTTTGGTATATCCAGGATAAACCAATGTATCTGATGCCAGTCTATCTGTAATTTCAAAATCTTTGGAGTCAATCATATATGAACCGATTTCTCTCAAATACAAAGTTCTTCCGTTAAATAATTGTTTTGCTTTTCCTTGAAATATTTCGTTTTCCAATCTCGTAGATGATGCGATAAAATGCTCACCTCTCATTTTTGCGAAACTTTCACATACACTAGCCCAATCAGTAGTAAAATGTTCTTTATAAACATATGTAGGTGATAGTTTTTTAGCATTCATCGTTTTGCCAAACCAATCTTGAACTCCCTCTTTAATGGTATGCCCCATACATTTATCGGTATGTTCCACCAATGTAGTTATATCGTTACATTCCAATATCCATGGATACTTTAATCCAGTTCTATTATCTTTTATTTTTACAAAGTTATACATTATAATTCGTTTATTTGTGATTAAATTCTTTTTTTATTACATAGTAAATATACAAAAAAAGCTTGGATTTACCAAGCCTTAAATGTTAAAGTTTTGTTAAAAATTTAATCCAATTTTCTCTAATTGTTTTTAGATGATATTGATGATTTTCGTGATATTGTCGAGATACAAGAACAACATTCAATACGTAATTCTGTCTTTTTGAAAGTTTCATGTTAGAAGATTGAATTTCTTTTAACAATGTTTCTTGCTCAGTTGATAAATCAAATTTGATATTTGAATGAGTTCTTACCATAATTATACGATTTTCACGTTTTTAATGGTTTGTGTTCCGTTAAATTCACCTTTGGGTTTAAAAGAAATGTTCAATACATCACCCTCTTTGATTTTAGGTGTAATGGTACTAAAAGTAGCGATTGCGAAGTTGGGTGATTTTCCACCATCAAACATAGGGTCACCTTTGAATGCTTTTGGTGTTTCCTTGATTTGTAAAAACCAAGGATTTTCTTTCATATCTTTGTAATTTATTATACCACTTGTTACTGAAACGATTACAGTTGGTGAGAAAAATGATGTATCTTTACCATCTAATTCACCTCTGATTAACAATGCTTTTGGATCTTCTACGGTAGTATAAATTCTATTTTTATTACCATATTTATATGGGTTCCAACCATTGAATATCATTCCTCTAACTTCTTTAACACTCGATACTTTAAAAACTCCGTTCATAATATATAATTTTAAGGTTTGTATCTCTTTTTATTACATAGTAAATATACGAAGAAAGTTTGGATTACACAAGTCTTTTATGTTAAAGTTTTGTTAAAGTTTTTTCATGAACTGAAAAGTGTTCGGTAAGTATAAATTTAAGTTTTTGATTACTACCGATGCCAATTTAATAGAAATACGATTTGATTCCATTATACCCTTATCAATAAGTTTACCGTTTGAATCGTAAGTTGATTCTTTTGGGCCCGTTAATCTCCAACGTAATTGTGTTGTAACATATACTATTGATGAGCGTAATCGTGTGTATTCTGCTTGTGATACTTCAAATATTGGTGAATTTAAATCATTTGTTTTTTGAGTAAAATATCGCGTAATATATCCTTTTGCATAATCCGTATCTTTCGGCTTTGGTATATATGCAGACACAGCTATATTTAATTCAGCTGATTTATTTTTTGTTAGTTGTTTATATCGTTGATTTATGGTCATAATTTCATATTTCGCATTTTACCTTGAACAGTAGTTGTCCAAGTTGTGCCTGTTAATGCATGTGATGTACTCGTAACTTGAAATATACCGTGATCCTTAAATTGTTTTGGTAAATCTTTGATTTTAAATACATCACCAACTTTTATACCGGATACACCTATAACATCAAAATCAAAACCGATTGATAATATCGCAGGATTTGTAGTAGTTCCAACTGGTAATTCTTTATTGGTTTTATGTTCATTTATCATTCTAACATCATTTAAAAGAATACTATCATTCCAACCGGCAATTATAAATATATCTGTAAGTTTCTGTTTCCAAATCCCCAAAATCTTGTCTAAATCTTGTCCTCGTTGTTGAACTTTTGGTATCATTATTGCTCTGCTTAAAAATAAATCCAAATTAGCTTTTTGAATATCATCTGCATCAGGTGTTTCGGAAGTTGCGAATTTATCAATTTCAGCAGTCTGCTTTGCTTTAAAACTATTTAATATTGTTAATACTCTATCTTCACCCTGTGCGAATAAATATTTTTGTGGATTACCCTCTATTTGATTTTGAACTTTTGCCGAGCTTCGTAGTCCAAGTGTATGATTTCGCATCATAGCTGGTATTGATATATCCATTTTTGAAGTTAAAAACGGTGTATTTATACCACTCATTGTCCATTCTGTCATTTTTGTTTCCTTTGATACATTTCCACTAAATGTACTATCCCTAACGGATAATTCAAATGGATGGTTACTACCATCATTACTAGCGGTATTTGTTGAGTTGCTACGGCTAGTATCTCCGTAAATAGTTGGTATTGATTCTAAAGCCTCACTGGATATAAGACCAGCAGGGTTACGTGGTGTCATATATAAATCAAATTCCCAATATGAATTTACCGCTGCGGATACACCGTTCAATATTTCATAATAAATATCCTTTGCAACTAAATTCGTTTTTGAAATAACTTCAAGGAAAAAATCAAAATTTATATATAAATTTCTTAAATATCCCCACGTATGAGGTGTAGCTGATGCGGGTGTAGCATCTTTCAAATCACTATCTATATAATCAACAGTCGATGGAAATGCATATTTATCTATCATGTCTGGGAAAAAGGAACCGTCAACCGTATCTTTTATATTGTTTACATCTAAAAATACATCAACTGGGGTGTCCGAAAATACATTATCTAAACCAAAATTTGGTAGTTGACTATTTGGTACATATACTTTACTTAAATCAGTACTAAATATATTTTTATGAGCGCGGCAGACCGTATGTTGTATCAATATCAACCGCATATTTATTTATAATCTCGAATGCTAATTCCATTCGTATAAATGATTGATTTGTTATAAAATCCAATCCATCTGGTAATTCGATAGTACTTGAGCTACCGCCTGCAGTTGTAACTTTGTATTTTTTCCCACCCAACTCTCCTATTTTTTTACGGACTTCATCATCCATGTTTATATAATTTCCAGGTAAAGTATACGGATTTCCATTAATGTCCTTGGCGTTCCATAAATTTTTTACGGCAATAGTTTGCTTTTCAGCAGGTAATCTATTAAACATTTGCATAAACAATGCCATTCCATATGTATAATATCCTGATTGTTCATCTATATCGGATGTGTAAAATTTATTTGGATGTTTAGCGTTTTTAAGTTCATCGCCTACGATTTCAGAAGTACTACCATTTTTATGCATTTGTAAATATGCTGGTATTTCTCCAAGTGTTGTTAATGTCACGTCAATTATATATGTTTCATTAGAACCGTTGGTAATACCACCATCTGTAATATATCCCATAAACCCATCATATGTACCGCCTGATTTAACTCGTTTATTTAAAACATATTCATAATTATTATATTTGGCTATTTGGCAAGGGCCGTTATCTGTAAGGTCAACCTTTTGAAGTATAGATTCTTTTAAATTATATCCAAATTCCACTAATACTATAAAACCAGGTTCTAAGAAATACGAACTTATTTTTTCAGCTTGTAGTAGAGTATAGCATGTTATAGAAAACGAAGCCTTTTTGGATAATCCCTTATTTCCATTTTCTATTGTCAATGATTCTATCGTTGGTGATGGTCTATGTGATCTATCAGTTCCATCTGCATATACACTCTTTCCATTGAAATCGGTACCAACTCTACCGGATTTTTGTTCTTTATCAATGATTCCACCATATGCCGTTGCAAATGTATTATCAGGTGGAATACTTTCAAGAATTAATCCATTACTAGCAGTTCCAGCAATTTCACTTTGATTTTGAAGAACCCCACTATTCGAGGCACCGTGTCCAGCTGATGCAAATCTAAACCACGGAATTAATTTGCTGACTTCAACATTATTACCAATCCTATCATTAATGGTTTTTGTAATTGCAGGGTTTATTATTCCTAATTGCGGAAATACACTCATAACTTATTATTTTCTAAATTTATTTATAACATTCAAATAATCTTTTGGAAGCCTCAAAATTGTACCATCATCTATCGCGATTGGTGCATCATGAATATTATTTGCCGCGGCAATTATCCACCATAATGATGAATCACCATAAAATTGATATGCAATTGAATCTAATCGGTCTCCTTCTTGTGTTACAACATAAATATCACTATCTTGTAATGGTATGTTTGGATATATTTTTGAAGTATATACAACTCTACCATCACTCAATTTTTTCATTTGTCCGTTTTCGTATCTATTTGCCATAATTTTATTTTATTTTAACCTTTTGTAAAAGGACTGTATGTTGGTAAACTATTATCAAATTTTGGTGTTGTCACCTTATTTGTTGATAATGGCGTAGTATTAAGTGTTTGAGTAGTATCATTTGTTATCAATGATGTTGGTGATTTTGATGTATTTATTGGTGTTTTTACTGTTGTTACTTGACTTGTTGAAAAGTTTGTATTCATATCTGATGGTTTTGATGTAATTGCTTGGAATCCCGTTGAATTACCATTTACACCTTTAACTTGCTTACGAATTTCACTAACTGCATATAAATTATTTTCTGTATTTAATTGCTCTATGAAATCAATAGTCATACTTACATCAATAATTTTTGGTAATAATCCAATTCCTGGATCTATTTCCCAAGTTCCATCATCTGGAAATGTATAACTTAAACTACTAATATTACCGATTTTGTTATTATATATATGTCCAAGTCTAAAATCTATTATAGGTGGTGTAATCATATCATCAATAATTCGTGGATATGTATATTTAGTTAAAGAATTCACTTTTTCCCACATTGTTATTAGTTCATTTTCATTCATACAATAAAGTTGTAAACTAAATGTCACATTTCTACTTATTCCTGTATATGTTTTAAATTCATATGGATTACCAAAGAAATTACCAGCAGTCCAAGCGGGCGTTACTGTTTCTGATATTCCACTAAGTAATGCTCTAAAATGTGTTTTTTGCGTGGAACCACCACCAATAAATCCTATCCAAAATGGAATTAAATCTTGATTTTCTCGTTCAAGCCTTGTTTTTGCATCATATGTATCATTTTCACTTATTGAATTTAAAGAGTCCGATTGATTAGTTAGTCCATATTTAATTTCTAACGATGAATCTTTTATAGGATTTCCGTTTTTATCTTTTGAATCTTTATATTGATTATTTATATCATATTTAGATAATGGGTCTCCCGTTGGTCGATTTGCGGAAACTCTTTGTTGTCTTATTTGATTGGTTAAATCAGTATCCCACAAATCACTTTTTCTATCCACTCCATAAATAGGTGAATATTTGGCTAAATTAATTCCAGTTGCATATTCCGTACTTAATAATAAATCATCTGCTGATGCTATATCATTAACTCGTTGATCTGATTTTGCGGTACTATATGTGTCTGTATCGGTATACCAATTATAATTGTTTTTTGGTTTGGCTACACCAATTGATGTAGAATTACCGAATAAAACACCTCGTAATTTATCTTTTCCTAATTTTATTGCATTCCCAGCTACATTAGTAATAATAGTTTTTGGATTACCGCCGCCTGTTTGTTTTAGAAATTTACCTAATTCTGTTCCGTTTTTCTCATCTAATATATCTTGTACGGATTTACCTGACTCAAGTTTGCTCGCAACTCTCGTTGGTATTAGAGGTTCGGGTATTCCTAATGTATCGCTTATTTTATTCCTTACATCGGATATAGAGTTTAATTTACCACCTGTTAATGCGCTTATACCTTTACCAATTAAACCACCACTACCGAGCTCGCCATGTGTACCAGCTTTCATATCGTCAAGTGTACGCGTAGTTCTATTACCAATACGAATGGCTTCGTTGCCGTAAATCAATGGATTGTTTAAATCCACCCCGCTTTTGATACGAATACCTGTAAGTTCCGTTTCTACAAGTGTTTCGGTATCTTGTTTTACTTCACTATCGTAAGGTGAACCTTTAAATAAATCTATTAAACTTGCCATATTATGCCCCTGCTAATCCAAATGATGAATTACTTGTATGTTTATCACCTGTTTTTTTTACAATACTTGTAACTTTTTCTTTGTCTAAATATACGTCTCTATTTTCTTTTACTGCTGCGATTAAATCTTTTGTTAATTGAACCATATCACGTTCATAAGTTGATATTGATTCTGTATTTAATGAAGTATTTGATGTGGTTTCATCGGATTTTTCGTTTGGATTAAATAAATTTGAAACAACTGCAATTCCAGTACCAGCGATACCCAATCCCATTAATGCGGGCATTGCTAATAATGATGCGATTCCTAATGCTCCAATTGAACCAGCTAATCCCATAAATGCTACTGATAATGAAGTAATTCCACCAATTTGACCTACTAAGGATGTTATAGTTGAACCTATTTTATCCATCGCTGTAAATCCAATAGCCATTTCTTGAATAGCTTTACCAAGAATATACATAGAACCTGCAACTACAACCATCGCAGCTGCTCCAGCCAATATTGCTACTGCACCAACTCCACTACTCATAAGTGTACCTAATAATGCGACTGCACCAACTAATGCTAACATTGATACAACAGCCATTCCTACTGATTCCCAACTTACTTTCATAAATTCTTGTACGGCTTTTCCAAATACCCAAACTGCCCCAGCTACTATTACTAATGCAGCGGCACCTTTAAGTACAGCGGTCATATTTATTTTTCCAAGTTTATCAGTAATACTACCTTTACCTAATGCTTTTTCACCATCAGTTCCACCCCCCAATACTTTATCTTTTATATCATCAGCCTTATTACCAATACTTTCTTGAAATTTTTCTTTAGCAGTATCCGTAGTGGATTCCACTATATCTTTACCTTTATCTACCGCTACTGCTTTGGCTTTCTCAATTAAAGATTCTTTTTGAGCCCCTACCCCTTCCAATGCTTTATCTTTAAAAGTTTTTAATACTTTACCAACTCCAGTTCCACCAATAGATTCCCCAACAGATCCCATTCCTTTACCGAGTTTACTCATTCCTGGTAACATTCCTAATAAATTTTTACCTACCTGTAATGTATCTTTTACTACTTTTCCTGTATCAATTCCCCATGCGGAAAATCCTCTGCCGATTTGGCCTGACATTGTTAACATACCGCCAAGTGCACCTGTTGCTTTACCCAATCCAGTAGTTGTGAACATAGTTAATGCTTGTTCCCATTTACCGAATGTATCCAATTGCATTGTTCCGTCTGCATTCAATTCATTTAAATGTGATGCCATTTGTTGTAATTGTTCTACTGATAATCCTATTGCTTCCGCGGCTTGTCTTTTTTGGAATATATCCATTCTATTAAATGCATCAATTCCACCCATTTGATGTAATGATTCTTTAACTGAATCCCTAATATTTCCATCATATGCAAGTTGTCTTGCTTTGGATAAATTTATAGTTTTACCGAGCATTGCACTAAGTTCCAATTCAGCTGTCATACTAGTTTCGAAATCCAATAATGAATCCGTCACTGCGGTCATTGCCGCCATATTAACACCCAATTGTCCGGCTGCTACCGCGGCTTCGGCCATATTTATACCACCGCGTTTACCATATTCTGCAAATTCTTTTGTAGAACCAGCTAAATCCGCCATTATTTGTGCAGGTATTAACCCTTTTGATTTTGCCAAAGTTTTTGCTGATTCCGCTAAATTTTGAGCGGTTTCATGACTACCACCGTTTAAATGTGCAAAATTACCTGTAAGTTCGGCTGCTGCTTCAGCGCCAATACCCATGTTGGCGGCCATTAAGTTAGTGTTTAATTGAGTTTCCCACGATACATGAGATAATCCACCAAATTCCTTAGCTAATGATTTAGCAACACCATCTGCATCTTCAAATGCGAAACTAAGAGCGGTTGTAGCAACACCGGCTGAACCAATCCATCCACCCATTTCGCGAGTAGTTTTACCAAGCTTATCGAGTGCAAATCCAGCACCCATTAAAGTTCCACCAACGAAACCTTTCCACCCTGAAAATAATGAATATGTAGTTTCTATAACACCTTGAATAGTTTTATTTATACCAAGTAATACTTGACGTTGACCTTCAAGTATTTCTTTTTGATCATCGGATAATTTTGCATATGAAGTTGCTGCTATATTTTGTTTATCTAATATAGCTAATTGTTCTGCAAGCTTTGAACCACGGGCGTCTAATGAATTTGCTATACTCTGATACTCAATATTTAATAATTCTTGTTTAGATAATTCATCAGATGATAAGCTGGCTATTTTTATGTTGATGTCGGCCATTTCATTATATTTTACTAAATTATCTGTTAGCTTAGTATTAATTGAATTATAATGACCCAATCGTTGTTTTTCAATATCTTTAATAAAAAATTGTTGATCTGCTATACTTGATATTCTATCTTCTTGTTCAATTTGGTGATTAAGATAATTTTTTGTAAGAGTAACCAAATCTTCATTAATTTTTTTTAATTCGCGCGCAGATGTAACAATTTCTTGTTTTATTTTTTTAGTCTTTTCGGCATTTTTTAAAGAATTTGAGGATGAGACAGATGATTCCTTATCCAACTTTAATATATTGGATTGTAATACTTTTATTTTAGCAAGTATTTCTAATCTATCTTTATCGGAAGTATCCATTAACTATTTAGAATATTTTTTTATTATAGCATCAAGTTCTTTACTTTGTGCATGAATTTCTTTTAATTTAGTTAAAATTTCAGATTCTACACCAGATTCGGCAGCTTTTTTCAAAAATCTATCAGCGGTATTACTAATGATTCCTCTGAAAAATTGGTCTACAAATCGTGATACGACTGTAGTTTCGTTAATTGATGGTTTTTTCATAATTAAATGTATTTATACGAGTATAAATATACGGTAAAAAAAAAGTGAAGAAAATTATTTCCTCACTCTTGTCTGTGGTCCGCCACTTTTTTGATTTGCTTTCTTTATTTCGTCAGCTTCTTTTTTCTTTGAATCTAATAGTTTGTTATAATAGAATTTTCGCCAATGAATAGGCATTCTGTATAAACTTTCCCAATCAAACCCATTTCCGTAATTAGCTTGCTCCCAAAGTTGAGTATGTAATTGAATACTATAATCAATCGGCAGGGTAAAAAAACCCGGCCCCAAAGGGTATATCAAGCGCCTCCTGTTCGCCTGTTATATCTGATGTAAACATATAAGTTAAGTCTACATCAGGAGATATCGTTTTCACATAATTTCTTAATGCTCTACTATCTCTTGCTAATAATTGATTTTGAACCCATTTATTGATAAATCCCCTATCTTCATTACCATTGACTGATAGTATCATATATCGTAACCGAGTACTTACATCATGGGATGCAGCATCTTTTACTTTTGTCAATCGTTGGATTGCTTGTAATTCAGCATTAATATCGGTTTCATCTTTATGAGTTAATAACTTAAATACAATTTTTGCTTTACTGTTTGGTAGTACAAAATCATATCTGTTTTCAGAATTTAGTTTTTCAAAATCCACTTCTTTAATTTGAATTTTAGCTAAATTGATTGTAACTTTTTGAAGTTCTCCCGTAAATGGGTCTATAACTTCTACGTTGTAATCAGGTCCATAACCTAATACACGGGTTGCGAGTAAGATAGCATTCTTGTCACCAACAAAGATATCATTAATGTTTACGTCTTTTTGAACCACAACCGATTCAAACAACTTATCAAGCACCACCCCCTTTCTTATCAAATTTTGTGAAGCTAAAATATCTTCTTCCCTTGCGGTCATGTATTTTAACTCGACAGTACCCTTTGATAACGGGTTCGTTTCTGGATATAATTTACCCCTCGATGGTAGCTCTACCACTTCTACTGGGAAATCAAATTCTTTCATATAAAATTATTTAGTGTTATGTGTATATAAATATATAGAAATGGAAAATGTGAAAAAAAGGCATAAAAAAAGGAACTCACGAGAGAATTCCTTTGAAAAGATTTTAATCTTTTTTTATCTAAGGCTCATTGTCGCCGTAGGTACTAAGGTAGCACTTAGGGGATGTCTGCAATCACACTCCAATTGGTGAGATTACATCATTTTATATGTTAGAGTATCTTCCACTCTGTATGTGTTGTTGTTTTATTTTTTAAGAATTTATCAAATTCTTGTTTATTTATTTTTGAATGTATCTTAGCTAAAAAATATCCATACCCATCTTTATACTTTTCCTTAGAAAACTCATATGATTTTACTATATTTGGTTTTCCTGAAATTAATATACCATTGATAATATCACCATCACTACCACCCCAAGATTCATGTATTTTGAACATTACTCTGATAAAATATTCCGATGATTTTTGGTTAGCAGGAACAAGTGATGATAATTTTGTAGATTTGTATGTAGCCATAGTTATATATTATATATCTATAAGTATTATTTAAATTTAAATTAAATAACAATCTTCTGCAAATACTCGCTCACATTCTGTTATTGGTGTGTTTGGTTCTGTATCTATATATAACATATCCCCTTTTATACCACATACATACAAATCTAAATCAGCTCTAAATATTGAATCAGGTGCCATTATTAAATCACCTATTTTTACTGGTACGAGTATCGTTTTTCTTATTAATGTCATGACTTATTTAAATAATTTTAGTTGTGATTCGGTCGCGGATAAATGTGAATTAACAAATCCATATATCCAAGTTGGTGTAAAAGTACCAGTCAAAGCCATTTCTAATTCATCTTCAACTTTATAATATACGGAATTTACTACAAATTTAGTTTTTGGATTCAACCCACTCAATTTAGGTAAATAATTTACAACGTTTCCTACTTTAAATTTTGATTCTTTCATTGTTTTATATTTTTATATTCCACATTCCATTCTGTATTGAAAATCATGATGTTCATGTTCGGAATAAACATTTAAATTCAGATAATCACCAAATTTGGAATAATCACCGATATACGATGTTTGAATCCTTACATCTTTATCCCACTCGAAACAAAAATCGTATTCTTCTTTTGTTAAATACTCTTTTGTATTCATCAACATTTCAAATCTTTTTAACTTTTCGTTTTCTAAATATATTTGTTCTGAACTCATAATTATCAATCTTTATTACATAGTAAATATACGAAATATTCTTAACTCTGCCAAATTATAAATGTTAAAGTTTTGTTAAAATTTAGGCATAAAAAACCCATACTCAATTAAGAATATGGGTTTTAATTTTAAAATTATGTTTTATTCTAATTTTTGAAGTTCATCATTTTGTTTTAATTCGTGATTTCCACCAACGATTTCTTCGTTTTGTGTTCCACCAGAAGATGAACCACCTCCTCCCGATGTTCCGCTACCAGTTGGTTTTGGTGCGGATGGTTTAATTGTTACCATTTTATAGATAACAAAACCAAAAACTGCTGCTAATATTAAAATTACTATTATTTCTGCCATTTTTTTATTTTTAAAAATTAATATTCCAAAATTGCGTAATCGTAAGCCAAGGATACAGTAATCTCTACTATATCACTAGCAGTCCAATCCAAATCACCAAATGCAGCAGTTGTAATAAATGCTCCTTTGATTTTCCATTGTGATACTTTATCACCAATAGGTCCGATTTTATACAAATCTATATCTTTTTTATACATTCCTGCATATCCATCTCTACCAGTTAATGATTCATGTGATAACCTCACCCATTCCATTACCGCTTGTGCACCACTTGGAACGATTGGGTCATATAGAGTAATGTCAAAATTTTGCCATTTACCTTTTCCTTTTATCTTACGGGTTACGTTGATGTGATCCAACTCGATTTCATCAAATTGAATACTCGGTGTTCCCGATGCTTTAATCATGAAAGATGGAATACCATCGACTTCCATAATGAAGTGATTTTTTGTATGTGGTTCGAAATTTGTATAAAACATCTCATTGAACTCTAAAACTTCTGCCATAATATTATTTCCTATTGTTAATTGTTACTTATAAATATAAGTTTATTTTTTTTACATTAATTTATATACAAACCCACCAGCCGTTTTATTAATCCGATTCGGATTACATACTGCACTTATTGAACTAATACTGATATTATTTGCCAATGAAGCTTCGTTTATACTATTATAAATATACAAAAGATTTTTTTCCGTATCATATTTACCCACTCTCTTTTTTGAACTTTCACTCATTTTAGATTTAGTTTCATTGGTATGCGATTTTTGATACATCCCATTCTTACTACCACGTGAATTTATACGTTGTGTATTTGCCTTTATATTATACTTTTCATTACCAAGTATTTTTCCATATTTATCAATAAACCAAGAAAGTGTATATCTACCAATGGCTTTTGATTTCATTAATAATATTGTTTCGGCTGTTTGTGATTTACCATACATACCATTATTTTTACCTTTGGCAATTTTGTTTTCTATTCTAAATTTACTATTTTTTTGTCTAACATCATCACTATATTTTACACCAGTAGTATGAAATCCCTCGTTTGGAATATGATAATTTCTATTTAACTCATCATTTATATTTTTCTTTATGAGTTTTGCCTCATATATTATACAAGTTTCTATTTTACGAAAATTTGATTTTAATATTGTTTTTACAAGTCGTGTTTTATCTTCTGGTTTCCAAGTTTTATAACTACCCATATAATTATCTTCTAATATTTCACATTTACAGCTTCTACTTCCAATGTAAAATTCTTTTGTGATTGGGTCATCTATTCTATATACATAATATTTCATAATCTTAATTTAACGATATATTCTATATATAAATATACGAAAATAAAAAAACCACCCTAAAAAGAGTGGTTTTAATGTTAAATATTCAATTTATTTTACTTATCCAGAGAAGCTCGCCCCGGTTGGCATTATATTGAAATCAAGAACAATGAACTCTGCAGTTTTTGCTGGTTGTAAGTAAATTTGCCCTACCAACATATTTCTGTCAATTACATCAGGAGTGTTATTACTTTCGTCCATAACAACTTTAAATGTATATAATCCTTGTCTTTGTTGAATTCCCTCTAAATATGGATTAACCGTATTCGTGAATTTGTTTCTTGTTATAGATGTATTTTGTTCAAATACCAAGTATCTTGATGTAGATGCAATGTATTTTTTCACTTTAATTAATAATCTTCTAACATTGATTCTGTCTAATGCAGATGTTGCTTCTTGCAAAGTTTTTTGACCGTATGCGGCAATACCTTGTCCAGGGAAAGCTGCGATTGGGTTTATTTTTCCTTCATACAATTCATCGCGTTCAGCGTGTGTTAATCTGTTAAGAACACTTACTGCTCCTACAACTCCACCACGATTTAAACCTGCTGGTGCCCACCATTCGGCGGCAATTGCATCATTCGAAGCGTATATAGCTGGCATCAATACTGATGGTGGTACAGCGATAAGTTTGTTAGTAAGAGTATCAATAGTTTTAACCCAAGGATAGTATGTTCCAACGTAGTTAGAATCAACTAATTGTCCTTGTTCAACTGCTTGTGCGATTGTATCATTTGTTGCTGTTACATCACCAATAAAGAATGCATCTTCACGAGTTTCACACATATCAACGATATTATCGAATACATATGAATGTAATCTTCTAATAACACCAGGAGCTGATACTAAATTAATATCCCACTCATCAGGGTTAGCCACAGCGTTTATAGCTTTCATATATGATACGGAACCCTCAGATGTTGAACTTGATAAATCAAATCCTTGCGTGTTTGCATCTGTTATATCTGCACCTAATAATACTGGTACAGTTGGTGAAATACCATCAAATCCTTCTTGGAATGCTACTGTAAATTGTCTTTTGTTGATATTTGCTAT